AGATAGTCCGCGAGATTCTTCATCCGCGCCTTGATGACGAGAGCTTCTTCTTTTGTCATCAGAACACCAAATCCGGAGCGGGAATAACTAATTGTACTTGGATATCTTGCAGCAGAATGCAGTGGCCTTCCTTGTGGCGGATATCAAGCTTCATGCCGTCCGATGGGCGGAAGCAAATCCACTCTCCGACTTGCGGATCGAGGCCGTTGAACTTTACGCGATCATCGTCCACGAACGCCATCGGGCCACGCTTGAGGATCAGGCCAGCTTTCCCCTGCCACTTGTCCTCGTCCCGATATTGATCGGTCAGAATGACGCCACCCTTGGTCTTGCCGGAACGCATATAAATTCCAACGAGGATTTTGTTGAACGGCACAACTATTTCGCTCAGATCGCCAATGCGATCGATGACTTCGTCAACAGGGTCTTCTGTATGAACCATCTCTAAGACTGGCATTGTTCTCGCCCTCTAGTTAAGTCTCGTATCCACGCCGAACGATATGTTCGGTCTTCTGGCCTTCCGGCCTATCCATGTTCTTTTCCAGTTCGCCCGCCGTGGTCAGAGCCCATTGCAGGCCCTTGATATGGCCTGTGCGCTCCTTGTACGCGGCGTAATCGACGGCTGGCGTCGAGACCAGTAAGCGCGTTAGGCTTGAGATCTCGATCTCAAGGAGATCACATAGCGATTTGGAGAAGCGGGCTTGGTAGGCGTCCATCAGCGCATGAAATCCCGCACGCGCCTTTCGAAATCTCCCGGCAGCTTGTGCAGCCCATCCTGTAAATCGCGCCGCCCATACAGCACGCCGTACCTCAACGCATTCGGAACCCGCATGTCGCAGATCGTGATCGCGTCCTTGGCGAAGCTGAAGTCAAGCTCTGCGTTGTCGTCGATCTTACGCAGCAGCGGCGTCCATTCGCGGATGATATCGGCGGGTTGCTGCGGGGGTGCAAGAGGCTTCGGCTTAGGACGAGGAACGGAGGACATCAGGCGGCAACCTTGACAGGCTTGTCGGAACGAAGCAGCCGGCAATAGACATTGTAGCGCTTCCAGTTCCTATCAAGGAAGCATGGCTTGTCGGTATAGAAATCGATGTCAGGGCCATTCGGATCGTACGCAACGACTTGCGACGCGTCGATCCATTCGTCCTCTAGCGGAATGCGCCAGTAGATTTGCCCATGCGCATTGTCGAGGTATTCCGTCAGCATGTGAGAGAACTTGCTGACGACAAACCTGCTGACAATCGCCATGTCGCTCTCAGAGGGCCGACTAAGAGCAGCGAGCGACAACTCGACGTATTCCTCGCCGGTATCGGCGCGATTGGAAGGAGCGCCCGGCTTTGCGTCAGGAAATTTCTCGCCTACATAACGCTTCAATGCTGAAAGATCGTCGAACTGATCCGTGAGCATTATTTGCCCTCGCCGGACCTTGCCTTCGACCCGTATTTCTCGATCTTTTCAAGCCGTCCCTCGCCTGACATGGCGCCGGCTTCCATCTCGGGATATTTATGGCCTTCGCCAACACGACCGCCTGCCTTGCGCATCATGCCGGGAGGCGGACCGCCGGGAGGCAACCCGCCGGGCATGGGAGGCCCGCCAGCCATGGGCGGGGCCATCGGAGGTCTAGCCATAGGCGGAGGCGGCGGGAAAGCGCCGGACGGCGGCGGCATGGGCATCGGAGGCTTTGCGCCGCCAGCACCCTGCGGAGCTATGATCACGTTGACTGTCGTTCCCTTCTTCGCAACCTTGCCGCCGTGAGCGCGGTGCGGGCGATCCATGCGATGGCGAGGCTCTGAGCCCTCGACCTTGCCGCCCCGCTTGCGCTTCTTTCTCAGCGCCGCCGTCCCCCAATCGTCCTCGCGAGCCTCAGGGCTCTCAGCGTCGACAGTCCCAACGCGATCGTTCTCGCTTTCGAGCGGGCCGTATTTGCGTGCAGCGGTTTTCATTGCGTTGTCTCCGATACGCCCGATTGTTTCATGTTGGTGGCTTGATAGAGCGTCAGGCCCAGCGTCATCGCATCGCGCTCGTCATCGCCGCTGCTCATGAAGTGTGCTCCTTAGCGTAGGAAGCGCAGAACTTCCGTAGTCTTCCTTCTTCGCGCGAGCCTAGCTGTTTCAGCGTAAGCCCGTCTTCAAGTTCCCTACGCTCACACAGCAAGACATCCTGTCTGTCGGCATCGCCGACATAAAGGGCGTCTTTGAAGAAATCCACCCGAAGCGCCATCAACGGAAGTTTATACTCGCCTTCCAGAACTCTGAGCGAAGGGTATAGCAAATCCTTCAAATAACCCATGTTTATGCCGCGCAGATCGTCCTTGTCCGCTGCGGTGGCGAGTTCGCGGAGCCTGTCGCCGAGCTTGCTCATTGTCCGATCTTTCGCAGCGCCCGCTCGATAATCGTTGTCTTTCTTGGCGCAACCGCCCGCAGCCGAGCAAACGTCGCCTCTCGTTCCGCAGCCCGGTATTTCTCTTTGCTATCGATATAGGCCCAGAAATGCCCCCGATTCGACCAATCCATCCAATCGGGAGCGTGATACATCATCGCCATCAAGGCTTCTCCGGCTTCGGCGCCTGTGCGGCCAAATCAGCGGCGTGCTCGTGCTCTTTGGCTTGCAGCGCATGTTCCGATGCGATCCCATGCGCCTGCTCGACATGGCCGGCGGCAAGGTCCTTGTTCTGCATCAGCCGTTCATGAATCTGTGAACTGGCCTGCGAGGCGAGTTCGGCGTTGCGATCCCCAGCCTTGCTCGCAGCATCATTCTTCGCCTTGATGCGAACGTCCGCCGATTCCATCTGCTGGATTGCGACGTCGTTCTGGCTCTCTTGGGTTCTCGCCGCAATATCGGCCTGCGCGGTCTTGGCCTTTGTCGTGGCGTCGATCATGCTGGCCGCAGCCTTGGTCTTGGCGGCTTCGGCGGACGCTTGAGCAGCCAATGCCTTGGGATCAGGTGGCGGCCCAGCGCCGATATTCATCTGCAACACGGACTGCGGGTTCTGAATGCCGATGGCGCGCAGCACGCGCTCATAGCACGCCTCGATCTGGAAGTTAGCCGGATCGGCCTTCGCCATCTCATAGAGCGCCTGAGCACGAAGAATGCGCTGGGTGTTGGACGAGGTATTCGGATCGGCCCTTGGCACCAGATTGAAATCGTTCAGCGCCTTGAGCAGCTTCTCGCTATCCCAATTGCTGTCGCGATCCTGATTGAATCGCCAGAAATCCTCGGGATGCTCGCGGAACAGATCGCGGATCAGCCGAAACTCTTTGCCCTGCGCAGTATGCAGCCGCTTGTGGACCGCGTCCGTAACCTTGATCGCCTGCTCTATCAGCGCGATTGTGGTTCCGACCGGAGCGTCCTGCTTGCCCTCGCCAACGGCCATGTCGGGAATGCCGGCGACGCGTGAGCCGGATTTCACGACTTCCTCATAAAGCGACATCAACGCCTGATCGAACGACTTGTAAGGCAGCGCCATGACGACTTTGCGGATATCGCCATCGGGCGCCATGCTGACGTCGATCGGGGCGAAACCGCCGGGCGGGACGCTGACATCCGTCGTGTTCTGCTTGTCCGAACCCTTGCTCATCAGGCCGCCGGGGAAATTCCCGAATATCCCGGAATCGATCATGATCCGCAGGAGCGCCGTCGCCGCTACGGTAGGATTGCCCGCAATCTGAAACAGGCCGATGTCATAGAAGCCGAAGCCCGGCACGAACGGGAACTTGACGAACACCTCGCGGCGCTTTTCCATCTCGTCGGCTTGATGCCAGTTACGCCGGATTTCTAGAACGGCCCGCGAGTCCTTTTCGATCGTGACCTTGTAGGGCCTTGGAAGCCCGGTTATCTCGCCCTTCTCCTGATGCTCGTCGCCTTCAAGCTCGATCTGGCAATAGCATTCGAGGATGGTGTAAGGTATATCCTCCGGGCGATTGGAGATCGTAACGCCGCTGATCGATTCCTTCTCCTCGTCAACGCTGGTGCGCTGAGGCATGCTCGGCATCGCCAAGTCGATCTGGCGATATACCTTCAGGAACTGCATGCGCTTCATCACCGATTGGCGCATTGGCCCGGTGAAGGTTACTCGGTCAGCGTTGGCGAGGTCAGTCGCAGCGTTGGAAACGCAAATATTTGCGGCGTCAACCGATTCGCTGACGGGACGTCGACGTATAGGGCATCGATAAACTTTCTTGAATCCCGACCCACCAGCGGCAACCCAGAGGAGCATGCGCTCGGTATCGGGGACGTATTCAGAAGCCGTGTCCGTAAGGTAGTAGTTGAAGTCATCTTCGAGAAGCTGGGCAAGATCGTCGCCCTCCATCGTGTCGCGGGAGAGTTTGTTCTCTACCTTGACCGGCCCGCCTGTGGGGAGCAATTCGCTAGACGCGTTAGCTTGGAAACGAAGGCAAGCCTCAAGCAACAGTGTATTGCGAGAACGGCTGGTATTGTCCACGCCAGCCGAAGCGCCCGCTTGAGCCGTTGACGGCTTCTCAATCTTGAGCGCCAGGAGCTTGATGCCTTCGGCGCGCTCGTCGAGCCATTCCTCGCGAGATCGCTCGTCTTCCTCGATCGCGCGGAGCAATTCATCGGCAAGCGTCCCGAGATACGTCTCTCCGAAATGCAGCGCGAGGTTTTCATCGAACTTGGCGTCTTTGAGATTGGGCTTGGCCTCGTCGCCTGCATTCTGGTAGACGACGACGGCCCCGTCTGGAAAGCTTACGACATCGCTGGGCTTGCCGGGCGTGGAGGGCGCGCCATCATCGCCAATGACGATGGTCTGCGCTTCTCCCATGTCTTCGGGCTCCGGCGATTGCTCGCGGAGCGTGGTGGGGAGGATGCCGGCCAAGTGTGATCAGCCGGAACTAGCGGCGCGGCGCTCAAGCGCCCATTCGATCGACCAGGCCAGCCCGTAGCCAATCGGGCCGCCAATCGAGAGGATGACCAAGGCGTGCAATAGTCCGCTCATTCAGAAATTCTCATCCGTGCAGCGGAGGCCCGAACACGCCCCAGCCCAACAGGCCGAAGAGAATGAACAGGATCAGCCAGTCGCCGTAAGGACCATACCATCCGGCCCAACTGGAGTTGGACCGGAATGCGAATCCAAACAGCAGGCCTAACAGCATGATCAGCCAAAAAAGAAGACCGATGCTCATAGCGCCTCCTCCTTACGGGTTGATCTTCGGCGATGACGCCTGCCGCGCGTCGAACGCCGCGTCAGTCTCTCCCGACATTCGCGGCGCGTAGTTGACCCCCAACGCCCTGGCTTTCACCTCGTCGGCGGCGCGCTGGGCTTCGGAGCCCGGCGACGGATCGGTCCACTGCCGGGGCTGACCAGCGCCGGAGTCGCGTCGCGCATTGTAATCGGCATCGGTCTCTCCGGGGTTCCGGGGCAGATTGTTCGACGAGCCCGGCGACACTCTCGCGGCATATGCGGCGTCGGTCTCGCCTGGAATTCTGGCGAGAGCATTGCCGAACGGAGTAGGGGCGCCGAGCGCATTCGGATTGCCGAGCATCGGCTGGCCGAACGGCGCCGTGTTAGCCGGAACAGCCGATGCCTCGCGCTTCTGCCTCGCGATGTTGGCGTCATTGCGAAGCGTGTAATCCGTATCTCTCTCGCCCGGGTTGCGCGGCAGGTTGTCCGGTCGTGGTTGCGACAGTAGCGCCCGAGACGGCACGACGAACGGATGAGGGGCTGGCGCAGCGCTGGGCGGGACATAGCGACCTTGGCCAGTCGTCCCCACCATCTCGGGGTGAGGATAGCCGGCGTGCGCCATGAACGGCTGCGGAGGCAGGCGATATCCTTCCGCATATGCAGCGTCGATCGCGCGGAGATCGCGGAACAGTTCGATCTGGCGCTCGGTGAGGATGTGCTTCGGCTTGGCGGACCGGACAGTGACAGGCGCAATAGCTGTGACAGGCATGGAAACCTCCTAAGTGCTTGGGGTGATGTTGCGGACGCTCTTTGCGGCAGACTTGATATGCTTGTGGAGATGCGAGCCGATGGAATCGGCATTGATCAGAGCCGCGTGCTGATCGGCTGAAATGCCGTGGTAGATGAACTTGCCGCCGTTCTTGAACTCAACATGCAACTCGTTTGCGCTGGGGTCGTGACCTATGGCGAGGATGTTGGAGGATTTGACGGGGACGAGGTCAGTCATTTCAACGCGCATTAGCCTCGCGCTCTTCCTTCTCATTCGCAGCATCGGCGATCTCGGTCAAAAGATGCGACGCGACCATCCCCAGCCTTCGTATTCCTCGCGTGTCGCATCGCGAATGGTCAATACGGGGTCGAAGCGATCACGCCGCGCCAGCACGCGCATGGGCATGCTCGGATTCTCCGCGACGAAATACTCATCTAAGCCATGGTACCCAACGGCGTTAATGATGGTGTCAGGCTCGTCACAATGAAGTTCGCCGTTCACCGACCAGATCATTCCCCGCCTCCCGGCAGTTCGCCCTTCGCCCGTTGCTTGTTCCTATACCAAGTGCGACGGGAAATTCCCTCTGCAAGCCACGGCTTGGTCTGCTCAGCGCTATTGCCCCTATCCTCCACCAAGCATGCGCCAGAGACCTTATGCGTCGCCTTGTTGAGCAGCCCAGGAAATTTATCGAACAGGCTCAATTCGTATTCGAGCGCTGCGTCCTTGCTATCAAATCTTCCCAGGATAACCATCTCGGGCTTTTTATCAGAGAAGCCGCACGTCTTGAAAAATTCCTTCACTGGCCCCGCGCTCGTATGGGCCACACATCGCGAATGCGGATCGCTTGTCATACCCACATAAATCGGCAACTCAGAAACAGGATGAACGATGGCGTAACAATACCATGTTTGAATACGCAGATCAGCGGTGACTCTCTCGCGATCAGCAGGAAGACCGACTGCCACAAATTGACGACTGATTGCCATGGCACTGAGTATAGTGCCAGTGCCATCCAGTGTCAACTCTCATAATGCCTGCGCTGCGGTGGCGGCGTGGAGGGAAACAACATATTCTCGATCGCAGCGTGACTCTCATCCTTACGCTGCGCCAGCGCCATCCTGCGCAAGTGGATCACCGCATTGATCGAGCTGTCAGCCAGATCGTCATGAGCGCCGCGCGGCAGGCTCGCCAGCTCATCCTCGACCAACTGGCCCCAATCCGTGTCTGGCCGCCAGATCAGCCCGTCCGCAAAAAGATGCTGGACGGTGTAAGCCCGCGCCACCTTGTCGAGCTTGCCTGGGTCATGTAGGGCGACGGTCCAAGGCTCCCGTGAGAACAGTCGCCGCATTTCCTGCTCGACGCTTATCCCATTGGCCTTGTTCTCGATTATGAGCTTGTCGACCTTGAATTTCTTGCAGTCGGCTGCGATGTGCTCGACCACTCCCCAGCCCAGCTTTCGGCGATCCTCGAATTCTTCCTTGGTCTCGTCTGGGCGCCGGATAATCTCGGTTTTCCCATGCAATGTCAGTCGCTTATGCCAAGCATGCATGAGCATCAGGCGAGGCGTTCCGAAATGCTCCGAAAACCGCTGCTCCTCCGAGGTCTCGACCCAAGCCCCCCAAATGGTCAATGCGCTGAAATCATTCTCTTTCTTCTCAGTGAAAGCGCCGTCGAACGAGGCCAAGACGAACTCGAATATCGGGAATACGCCGGGCTTGACGTCGTTCGCCGCCTGGGCTTCGCGATCCCAAATGCGCCAATAGTCGCGCTTGATAATGCCGCCGCCGCGTGGCTCGGGGCTTTGCATGTATTGTCCAGCCCAGAGATAGGGCCGCGATTCGAATGGCGCTAGCACCTGTTCTGGATAGCGCTCCGGCCATGCCAAAGCGTCATCATCGGTGCGCGGGTCCTCCCATCCAATGCTGGTATGACGCTTTGACCCGTCCTTGAGCAAATCACGCCCATCATAGCGCATAGGGACGCAAAAGTGCTCGTAATCCGGGTATTCGTCGAGGATCACGCCTGAAACGTCGCCCTCATTAACCCTCTGTCCTAGAACAACAATCGCCCCTCTGGCGAGGTCATTTAGGCGGTTCTGCATCGATTCCCGAAACCAGCGGGTCGTGTCCTCACGGACTACCTCGGATTCAGCTTCACTTACCTTGTGAAGGTCATCAGCCAGGATGCGATCGCCACGCTCACCAGTTCCGACACCGCCAACAGAAGACGCGAATTTCCAGCCGCGTGCTGTATTGCTAATTCGTCCAACACCCTCTTTGACGACCTTGACGGTCTTGCCATAAAGCGCTTGGTATTCAGGGCTTTGGATGAGGTAGACGAACTTTTCATTGTCGCGCTCGGTCAAGGTGCTGGAATAGCTGAATGCCACATAACGCAGATCGGGGCGATTCTTGGGACCCCACTCATACGCTGGAAAGAACACATTTAAGAGCATCGACTTCATGAAGCCCGGCGACACATTGAGAAGGATTCTCTTTATCCTCCCGTCGCTTACCGCCTCAAGATGCTCGCACATCCCTTCCAGGCACCAGCCATCGACAAATGGCGTTACCGGCTCCAGAACCCGCCAGAAATAGCGGACGAACTCAATTAAGCCGCCCGGCGCGGCATGCGATGCCCGCGTTTCCCTCTTCCTCAGCTCCGATATCGCCGATCCCAAGCGAAGCAGCCTCGGACGCGATGAAATCTCTAAGGTTTCGTTCATCCATACGCTCGAATTCGCCGGCCTCGCCAATCTCCTTGCGCTCGATCCACATCTTGAACTCGCGCCCTAACAATTCAAGCGAGCGGTTCGCAGCCGCAGCGTCACGCATGACGACTTCGACTTCGAACGGCGCGCCTGTTTTCTTGTCGGCCTTGATCAGCGTTACCCTCTTGCGGCCAAGGGCTATGAGCGCGTTCTCGACCATCGCGCCCATAACCCATTGCTTGTCGATCGAAAGGGCTTCAGCGGCTTTCTCTGTGGCTCTAGCAACAACATCGTCGCGCTTGCCTTGGATTTCCGCTATCCTGTTAACGACTGCAACATTTCCTAACAAGCGAGATGCGGCAGCACCAGCAACCCTGTCAGACCGCACGGAATATCCAGCGTTTCTATAAGCTTGCGTGGCGCTAACGCCCCTAACAATCTCTTGGGCAAAGCGCTCATGCTTTGGATTATCAAGAATCGACATATAAATCCCACAAATTAAGGGACGCAAGCCTAAACGCTAAATCACTTCCCGGCCACCAGCCACCCGAAATGAGATAGGACAGTCAGAATAAGCACAATCAATGTCACGGTGCTGACTGACGCGGTCACCAACAATGTCTTGCTCGGAAGATGGGCCACGTTCGCCGTCATCGCCGCAAGCTCTATCCTGATTGAAGACAGGTCCGAACGCGCAGCGTCTGCGGACGTTTCCAATTTGGCGATACCAGATTTTATATATTCAACGTGGGTCTCTAGTACTCTGACGCGCGCTTCCATACCGTCCCCGCCACCCCCGTCAGGGGGTTGTAGGGGAGGGCCCGGCGACCGCATGCCGCCTATCCGTCCCCGCGCATCTATCACAGTTGGGCCTTGATAGCCTGACATTGAATTATTAGCCATCAGGGAGCCCCTTCAAGGCAGACTCCATGACGGCCGTGAAAAAATACCGAACCATATTTTGGCTATCGACACTCAGTCGCCTGAATTCATTGAGAGCCAAATTAGCCCCCGCCAAATCGCCATTGGACCATCTGACGAGAGTTAAATCTATTGCGTTTTGCGCATCGTTGCTGCGTAGCAGCGCGAACAGCAAATGGTCGATATCTCGGCGAGTTAGCGAAATTCCGACCTGCGTTGATTCAGGGATAGAAACCCATCGCTTAAGCAACTCCTCTGGGAACTGATAAAACTGAGGAGCAATCGGCGCGTCAGCGGGCGGACCCTCGGGTGGCTCATTGGTTTCATCCGGCATCCCCGAAGCTAAGCATATGTGGGCCCTAAATGGCTAGCCGCCTTTCTTGCGCGGTTCGTGTCTTTTGGGGCGACTCGCCTCGCCTGTCTCTTTCCCCCTAGACTTCCCCAGCTTCATTTCCTCATGCGGTTTAGGCGCTATCCGATGCTTAGGCCCGCTCTTGACCGCAGCGTCAACGGCGCGCTCAAAGCGTTCCCAGCCATTGGCCTCGCCGACTTTTGGCTGCTCAGTGGACTGTTTCTCCAATCGCTTCATATGCAATCCTCTGAATAGATGCGATTTCATCGCCGCGGAATTCCGCAATAGCCGTGAGCCTGTTCGATGCGTTGCGCCGAACGATGTTAGTGATGCGATTGCCTCGCTCCAAAAGCGCAATTATCGCACAATCCACCTTGACCTCGTGAAGCGCCCTCATGCGAACGATAATCGCTTCGAGTACGCGGGCATCTCCGGTTCCAAGGAAAACCCCTACAGGACGCCGGTTTGGTGCTCGGAGAACAAAATCGGCGGCAAAGTCCGGAAGCTCCGGAGAAATAGCGCTATTTTCTTCCAGTTCGGCACGGTTTGCGACAGTTTGGCGAAGAAGCTTTGCGACGTCTTCCCTGAACGTACCAAAAACGCGCGCCTCCGTCATCAAGGCGAAGTCTCTGACGCGCAGAGAGAATGCCACAAAGCGCATGGCTAATGCCGGCAGATCAGACTCAGAAACCGCATCAATCGAAAACGCGCGCGCTTCCTCGTCAATCGATACGCCATATTCCGATAGCAACTCGCGCATGGCGTTGCCGCGCGACCCGGACGTGAAGTCCAGCCCACTGGCCTCTAGTGTGGGAAGGGTGAATCCATCATCCTCAATCCGATAGTTGCCATCATCTTGATTGCGAACGTAGAACCCGATTCTGTCGCCTTCTGGCCCAAGAAAGCTTGTGCTGATTGCAAGCCCTGCTGGTACTGAGCGGACTTGCAGATTGTCACAAAACGCTTTGCAAAGGAGGTTTTTCATACCATTGCCCCTTCGGGCGCCCCCGTCACCGAAAAGAAATTGAAAGCCTTCGCCAAGGCCGATGAGTCAGTCATATCGAATTCTTTGCGCCGATGCTTGTTGTTTCCACCCGGCAGACGCATCGCGCTTCGCGGATGTCCTTGGCCGGCCTCAACCTCGTCCAGGTCGCAGCATGCAATATGGCAATGCCAGCCGGGATGAGTACCGTGGAACTCTAGTTGCGCAACGACCGCGTGAGCACTTCCGCGTGGGATCGCCAACCATGCGCGATATTCTTCAAGATCAGGCTGATATGCCGTCAGAATGCGGAAATTGAGGCCGTCAGCCTGCGCTGCATCAACACGCCAATGATAATTTCTGCCGAGCTGAAGCGAAAAATTCTTTGATAGCGGAAACGCGGTCGCCGGCATCTTGGCCTTTCCTGTGACGACCTTCCATGAGCCCTTTTCTGTCACCACCTTGGGCAACCGGACTAGGTCCTTCGGCTTCATGGATTTGGAACTTTACGAGTTTGTGCCCTTCGGTTCTGTATAATCTACATATGGGCTAAACTATGTCAAGGTGATAATTGCCGGCGAGCCCGTCAAACAGTTCGTCAACTTCTTCCCATGTCAGTGGACGCCCAAAGGCATCGGCCTTGGCCAGCATCGCGATATCAAATGCCGAGCCGGGATAAGCCTGAGCCGAAATGCCTCTGAACTTCGCCATTACGGCCCCGTATTGGTCGGAACAGCCTGCGCGACGTGTGTAGCGTCCGCGAGATCAAGGACCACGTTGGTATCAGCCGTATCCGCCACGATATCGACGCCCTGAATCGCCTGGATGAGGCCAGCGCTGTCGGACACTGTGACGGACAGGCTGGGAGACGCCTGGACGAGCGGGGTGAGGATCAGCGCAGGATTGCCGCTGGCGTCGGCTCCGATGGCCACGCCAAGGCTGGCGGGGTTGCTGGAAACGGCGGTGAAGACGTCGCCGGTCGGATAGGGCTCGACCTTGCCGGAGCTGTCCACGGTCTTGATCGTGATCGTCACGACTTGGTCGTTCATCAATTCATAGTTGGGCATTGGCTTACCTTTCCTGAGTTTTGCCGGGAGTTCCAAGGCGATGCGCGTTGGCCGCCGGCGCAGCAACGCAATGATTGTGGTGGTGTTGGCGAGAATGGCCTTGATATCGCGGATTATGCGGAACATGGTCGCTCCGGGTCCGGTTGTAACATTTCGTGATCGCCAGATACGCATTTAAGGCTTGTCGATACTCATAATCCGTGTAGAGTAATCCTCATCGAAACGGGGCTGCGCCCCACTCCAACGGAGACAAGACGATGATCGACCAACAGGAACTCGCCGCCTTCGCCGCCACCATCCGCGCCAACGAAGACAGCAGGTTCGGCGTTGACCCCTTCGACGGTTCCGACGATTTCGACGAGATGCTGAGCGGCGAATATCGCGACACGCTGGCGATAGTCCATGAAGATATGGGCGCTTTCATCGCGGCGCAGGGCGCCCCAACGCATCGTTGGACGCACAACGGCTGCGTCATCAACGCATGGCTGGGCAGGCGGAAGATCCAGCTTCGCATCGCAGAATTCGGCGATCATCTGATTGTGCATCAATCTCGGCTATGACCCCCGAACAGCTCCGAGACGCCCGCGCCGTCCTAGGCCAGATGTGGGGACTGGACCGCCCCCTGAAGTGCGCTGAGCTTGGGCGCGCCCTCCGTCTCGCGGGGCGAGACCCGGGGCGATCAATCTTGGACTATGAGCGAGGGGCGACTAAGATCACCGGACCGCTGGCTGTGGCGATAGAGGCCATGCTCGCGGGATTCAGGCCTAGGTGATCGCTCCGGGTCCGGGAACGAGAAAAGGGGCCGATCCCGGCATTTGGAAGATGCCAAAATCGACCCCAATTCGTTGTCTCTGTCCTGCGAGGCCGCGCCAGCGCCGTCAGCCCGTAGCTTTTGCAACGTGAGGGTATGGGGATTTTCCAATGCGGCGGCAGTGACACTGTGTATGAAAAGCCACAGTTCACCATGCGAGGGGCATTTCGCCGCTGCTGATTTGCCCTTATAGATCAAACAAGCTCCACTTGGCAAGGATCAATTTTAACGCGATTTGAGCGCCCAAAAATATCTATTAGCGCCCAAAGCGCCTTTTCCGACTGAAGAGCGTCCACAAAGCCGCTAAAGCCCGCGAATGGGCCTTCGATGATGCGGACCTCGGTTCCATGCTTCAGCGGCGATTTCTCCACATAAGACTTCGTGTCGTCCCATTGACCGGCGAGTTCGAGGTCATTGATGAAATTCAGAGCGCTTGGCGGCACAGGGATATGCCCGTCAGAGTTTCCCAAGATCGACTGGATTTTGTCGTGCGCATCGCGATCGAGTTCGCGACGGGAGCCTATTTCATGGCCAGCAAAGATATATCGCGAGAATACCGGAAATTGCCTTATAATCTTCTTTTTCAATTGCTTAGCACCGATCCACGATATATTCTTTCTCCCCAAGGGGCAATAGGCGTGGAACCCCAGAAGCTCAAGATCATCGGCGACGCGGCGCTCGCATGATGCGTCAGTCCGAACCGCCCGCCACTGAATTCCAGCGGTTTCTATCTTTCTAGCCTCCACCAGCTTTTTTTGTTCGACCGCGATGGCGCGCCCAGCATGCGTTTGCAACGACGACGAGCGCAGATTGTAGAGCGCAGCCGTTCCCCAGCCCCATTTACCGCCCAATCTGGCCTCCTACTGTCGAAGCATCCCATCCGTCGGTCATTGTCAGTCCCATGATGCGCCTCTTTCAGGCTATAATATTGATAACTATCTTCTATTTTACTGCATGAATTACAGCGCGCCGACTGACATATCCGAATAGCTTTTCTGGGCACTTGAAGGGAGAACGCCTATCTGGATATTTCAGCCATCCTTCTTCGATATTGCGAAGATAGTCGGCGCTTACGTCGAATGCGCGGGAAAGCTTGTCGAACATCCCCGTCAACGTCGCGCCACGATCAAAGCACACCATGTAGACATCGAGGATCAGCAAATCCTTTCCGATTTCCTCCGCGTCCGTTTCGCCCATTCGAATAGCCACATCCTGTGTCTGCCAACCGCGCGCTTCAATTTCTTCGGCTAAAAATTCAGCCAGCGAAAAAACCTCAGCTGGAATGTGCTCTGCAATCATGCTCATCTTCCGCCTCGTTCAGGTTGTGGTTTCCGCGGTGGTTGGGCGGATCACGCCCGGCCTCGCGCGGCCAAATCCTCGCCAGCGCTTCGCAGCATGTCGGCGAGCTCCTTGCGGCGCTCAGCGTCGATCGGCTTGCCGCCCGGCGCGATCTTGGCGCGCAGCACCGCGTCAATCCGCTGTTGCTCGGCAATCAGGCCCTCGACGCGGCGCATCGCGAACGCTCTCAACTCGCCCGCCGAAGGCCTGAAACCAGTTCCCGCCTCTTGCTTCAGGAATTGCCACGCCGCCCAATCCAGAGCCCATTCGGGAACGTCGGAACAGATCGCGACGTATTGCTCCAAAACGAAGCGCTGCACTGCGGGATCATCTTCGGCCTTCGTCGGCATCGTGCCAAGATTCGTGATGATCGAGCGAACGCGGTCCTGCCTAGGAAATTCGAGTGCGGCCGCAAGTTCGCGCAGCCGAGTTTGCAGGCCAAGCCGCGCGCCGCTGGGCAATGTCGCTTCCGTCAAGTCACCGGCGCCAGCCGCATTTGCAGCGATCGACAGGGCATTCGAGAGTTGGATTGACATAGGCTGCGGCGCACGCGGACTAACGCTCGGTAGGGTCGAAACTTCTTGCTTGGCGGGCGCGGTCTGCATCTTCCTGGCTTTCGATGGCGGCTTGAATGAAAAGGTTTGTTTTCATGGGCTTGGCGGAATGTGAGCCGTTGAGGGGAGGCCCGTCGCGCGCTTGTGGCCCGTGCTTGCGCAAAACCGCCGCCGCATATTCGGCCGGCCGATCTTTCACCGCGCATTCCTCGATCAGCGATCGAGTTTTCGCGACGTCGCCGCCGTAAAGGGCCTTCAGCTTGGCGATTTGGCCCCCGGCCTTCGGACCGAGAATTTCTCTGCCACGCCGAAATAGGTCCGCGTCCGGGTCAATCGGCGCGTTGGCGCCCTCTGAGCGTAGCGAAGAGGTATCTATCTCTTCTTCTAAGGAACCATTGAGAACGCGCTCGCGTATAGGCGCACGAGAAACCGCGTCACTTGTTACGTTTAGTGACGATTCCGTTACGTCACTCGTTACGTCACTCGTTACGTTTAGTGACGCCTTGCGCGCGCGATATCGAGCCTGTCTGGCGGCTCCAGATGACTTGTTTTGGAGTTTGGAGAGGACTGCGGCGACATGCTCAGCGGAACACCCAACAGCCGCCATCGCGGTCGCAATTTCGGCAGGAGAGTTCAATCTCGCTGCTCCATAGGCGGCTCTCTCCTAGCCATTGGCATATTGGCGTCATCTACTATCGCCTCTCTCGGAAGATAGTATTCGAGAACCGCTCGATATGCGGACAGATTGCCGTTCGCGAGGCTTTTGTAGTGATCATCCCAGCCATCCCATGACGAATCCTGCGCTACGGCATTGCACCATTCCTGGACGTCATCGATCAGATTGCGAAGCGTCGCCACAAGATCGGACCCCGTTGGGGTGAGCGGAGCGCGACTGGAACGCCATGAACGAACATCATCAAGGGTTAAGATGGCGACTCTGGCCATATCGAGAATATCATCTTCATCTTCGGGCTTTGGAAGCCTGAGCATCGCCTTAGCGACAGCATCGGCCTCCATTATTGCAACGCGATGCGCCGCGAGTTCCCTCTCAGAGAATGTGTGATTCATTTGACCGTCACCACTTTGAATTCCGCAGTCCCCTTGGCGGCAGCCTTGCAAGCCGCTTCGTATGAAGCGTGGCGGCTCACCACATAAAATCCACCGCCGCTAACTTTCGGGGCGTGAACTTCAAACCGGAAATTTTTGGCTGAGTTGGTCATTTTCGCGGCTCCAATCAGATATCGTATTGACAGGCTCGATGTATCATACGTATAATACATCAAGTTGGTATGGTCCGCAATAGGCGATATGAGGATTTTGAAAAATGTTGCGAGTTGAAGAAATGCCTCCGCGATTGGACGCCAAAAATGACTCAGAGCGCATCCAAGTGATCGCTCCCCGCGCGCTTCTGCGCCGCATCGTGGCGTGGCGTCAGAAACAGGACCCCATCCCAAGTCTCTCCGCCGCCTTTCGAATTCTCGTCGAGAAGGCTCTAGACCGGGAGGAAAAGCGTGGATAAGGCATCTTTCGTTTACGTGATCCGGCGGGGACCGCGCGAGCATAAGATCGGTCATTCGACATCGCCGGCGCGACGCATGAGCCACCTTCAAGGTGGAAGCCGCCAAAGGCTGTCTCTTGTCGCGAGTGAGCCTTGCGACAACGCGCCGCAAATCGAAGCCTATGCTCATTGGCTCTTGCGAGAGAGCCAAATTCGAGGGGAATGGTTCGCCGTGACGGCTGAAGCCGCTTTGGTGGCGATTGTCGCTGCGCGAGAAGCGGTGCGAGAGGGTCATTTCGCGCCCTGTCGAATTGCTGGAGGCGGACGCCGCAAACAATGGGGAGAAGTTATGAGTGCGCGATTCCCAGCCGGGATTTTTGCGCGTGTGGCGGCTATATTACGGCCAGGCGAAGATCGGACAGATTTCGTCCGCGAGGCCGTGGACAAGGAAATCAAGCGCCGCGAACGGGCTGGAGAGGCTCGCAAGCCATCGTGATCGGCGGTCATATCGTGGCGCCTCCTGAGAGCTTGATGGCTTCATCAATCAGATCGCGCAGCTTCCGCTCTTCGATGCATGCGTGGGGATAGGCGGCGCGAGAAACGGCGCGCGTGTCGGCGTAGCGGACAGCGGCGAGCAGAGCGATGATAAGCGTCCCTGCATCGTCAAGGACGTCGGCGCGTTCGTTCGCAAGCGTATTGCGCAGAGATTCGAGACGGTCGATGATAGGCTCGCGGGCAAGCGTCATAGGTCTTGGCCCATCGTCAGCCGATACCAATGTCGGAATTCTTTTTCATTCATAGCTATAGCTTTGGCGATGAGGGCGACGAACAGGACATCTTTGTCGTCTGCGTTGTAGGCGTGCGAGAGCGTATCGCGGATCATCTCAAGCTCGATCGATAGGTCCTTCAACCGATCTTCCGATATTTCTGAATATTTCACTGCATCGCCCCCGGTTCCCAAGCCCGCGCCAGCGTGGGCGATTCCTGCCCCGAGAATCGCAACGCTAGGAACTGTTTGACATCCTCGATCTCAGCCGCGATGGCCGCATCCTCAACGACCAGCCGCGCATACTTGCGGATTGCGTGCAGGACGGTGGTGTGATCCCTGCCGCCAAACGCGCGGCCGATTTCCGGCTTGCTCTTGGCGGTCATCGTGAAACACAGATACACGCCGATCTGGCGCGGTTTGACGATCTCGATCTGACGGCGCGTGCTGATGATCTCGGCGCTGGTCGTCCCGTAGTATTCGGCGACGCAATCACGAATGTCGGAAAGCCGCTGGCGACTGTTGGGCACATGTGTCTCAGCCACATGCCGGAGAGCCTCCGAGAAGATGATCCACACCTGATGATGCGCCTTGCGATAGGCGACGACCATGTCGATGTTCATGCGGAAAGCGGGCTTTACGGGCGGCGGAGGCAGCAATCGCCGCCCCTCCGCAACCTCCCTAGCCTTGGCATGAAGCCCGGCCCGGAATGCTTGCCTCCGATGGGCCGCCTCGATCTGCAATGGGACAGGGCAACGGATGAAATAGGCATCGGTGAAACTCATGACTCGGACTCCATAGATTGGAGAATTGCGCGGCCGATTATTTCCGGGATTTGAGGGACGACGGCGTTGCCTAGCGCGCCAAGTCGGTCCACCCGATCGGGAACCCCATCAACAATTCTGACAAACCTGGATCGAATTTCGTCGTCGTTTGCTGCGTCAGCCGCAGCATGCGCGCGACCGTGAATCCAAGGCCATACGATCCGCCCCCAGCTTTCCTCGCGCCTGCCCCCTTTTTCCCGTCGCAATGCCGCGGCGTGGGCAACAATCCAGACCCGGTCGCGTTGGTGAGGGAAACCAAGGGCGGAAGCTGGTATGCAATGCCATTCCGCATCGTACCCGAGCGACTCCAGCGACCCGAGAACTCGGTCAAACCCCCGTCCAAGGAGTTCTGCGACGTTCTCCACGATGACGACCTTTGGTCGTATCTCGCTAATGAGACGCCTATATTGCCACCATAGGCCGCTGCGCTCGCCATCAATGCCGCGGCCAGTTCCCGCCGAACTAACGTCCTGACAAGGGAACCCGCCGCATATGGCGTCAACAGCGATTCCATCGGAAATAAGCTGGTTGCCAGTAAGTTCTCGGACGTCATGATACTGAGAAACCTCCGGCCAATGCTTCGCCAGCACGCGCCGGCAGAAAGGATCAATCTCGCAAAAGGCAACTGTCTTGAAGCCGCCCGAGCGTTCAAGCCCGAGCGAAAATCCGCCAATGCCAGAGAAAAGATCGAGCAGCTTGAATGGCTCTCTCATTCCACCCTCATCAGTTCGACAAGTGCTCGCGTGGGAATCGCCCCGCCACTTTCCCTCACAGCAGCCAGCACGGCCTCCCGATCGAACAGCGCGGCGATTGGCCGTGGCTTCCAGTGCGCGATGAGGCATGCCCCAGCGCCAACTTCATAAGGCGTGCGGGATCGCTTGCGGCGCTCTGGGCGGGGACGATAGGGATTGGCGCGGGGTTTCTTCATAGGCTCAGCACTCCCTGCACAACCTTGACCGGCTCATCGAACGGAAGGCGGGGGCGAGAAAGAGCGTCGGAGATGCGGCGGCAGGCTGTCGAGAAATAGCCTTCGTCGATCTCAATTCCGATGAATGGGCGCCCGAGGCCAACTGCTGCTACGCCGCAAGTCCCCGACCCGCACATTGGGTCGAATACAGTTCCCCGCGTCCATTGCAGAATTGCAGAGACAAGCTGGACAGGCTTTTGCGTTGGATGAAATTCATTGCCAGTACGTGGAGCGATGATTACATCGTTAGGGCGTCCATTGGGGAAGGAATGAAGCGGGCCTGCATAAAAGAGCGCGACCTCGGTTTGGCGACCGTGCTCATGGTCTAGGTCTCCCATGCTCCAATTATTCTTGATCCATGTGATGACGCTCTTCGGTTTTGGCACCGTCTCGAGATTGTCCCATCTGCAGAAAATATATGCGGAATGCTTAACCGGAATCCTGCATGCCCACTGCAAAAGATCATCGTCTCCGTCGTTCGCAATGGCTTCATGACGCTCAAGGAGATGGTTTGATCGAAATGACATTCCGTACGGCGGATCAACGCACAATACGTCGGCGCTCCCTATGACGACGGGAGCCAACTCGCGACAATCCCCGCAATACAGTGTGACACCCTCGCTTAAATGCTCGACGCGATGGACGCTCATATTCCCTCGCCCTCAATCTCTTCACGCTCAACCTTTGGGGGCTCAATGGGATCGCCCGGCCTGTCGTATTCCATGAAGATCGCCCCATATGCGCCATGCGGGACAGGCATCGGCACCTTAGTTGGAACAACGATCCACCCGACACCCTCGTATGCCGGCACAAGATGGACGCTGACGTACCTCAGCCATTTAATCCCGTTGGGGCCGATCATTGATACATCCCCAGCTTTCGCTGAGCCCGGTTGCGCTTAACCCGCTCGTAATGGGTCTCGCGCTGCTCAG